CAGGCCAAGGCTGCCGCGATGGCCGAAGCCGGCGCCAAGCTGGCCATGGAGAAGGAAGCGGCCGAAATCAACGAGACCAAGAGCAAGACCGAGTTGAACAACGCCAAGACCTTCGCCATCGGGCACGAACGCGGCCTCGAGTCGGCCATGGCTGCCAGGCCCGACCCGGCCCAGGCGCCAGACCCCAAGGCCGAGAAGGAACGGATGATCAACGAGGCCATGCAGGAGGCGCTGGCCGGTGCAAATGCACCAAAACAGCAACCGGAGATGATGGAAGCGTGACCGGAAGCCGGACACTCCCTACAATCCCGCAACAATCAGCCGCGATCGAGGATGCCAACGGGCGATCGTGCGTAACAGTGGCAAGCCGAGCAGGGGGAATCGTCTACCTTCTGCTCGCGTACTTTGGACGGTGAGGCTGCGAGGCCTCCGCGGGACTGTGCCACCCGGAATGGCGTGAAGGAAACAGGAAATGAACGGCTCAAGCGAATTCGACAAGTCCGACCTCGACCTACTGGCCGACGCGCAGCGTGAATCTGCCGCAGAGGATGCAGCAGCGCTGGCGGAAGCTCAGCAAGCCGAAGAAACCCCGGCCGCAGCACCAGCTGCAGCGCCCGCCCCCGCACCGACCCCCGCTGCACCGGCCCCGGCCGCGCCCGCAGCTCCCGCCGCGGCACCCGCAGCGCAGCAGGTCGAAGTGGAAGACGAGCACAAGGGCAGCCTTCGAGCAGCACTGAGGGCCGCAAGGTTCTCGGAGCGTCGACTTCGCGCCGAGAACGAAGCCCTGCGCCAGGGCACGGCAGCACCCGCCGCCGCACCCAGCATTGCCCAGCTCGACGAAAGCACCATCGAGGACCTGAAGACCTACGCCCCCAAGGCCGCGGAACGACTGGCAGCCCTCGAAGCTGAAACCGAGCGCCTTCGCAAGATCGCCGAGAAGGTCGCACCGACCCCTGCCGAGCAGTTCGTACCCGACACACTGGACGACGACCTGCAAGACATGCTCGACGAGATTCCGGAGCTGGACAAGTGGCGCACCACGCCCGAGTTGCAAGACAAGTGGCGTGCGGTCGGCAGAGCGGACTCATTCCTGGCCACAACGGACGCCCACAAGGGCAAGGGACCGACCATCGAGCGCTTCCGCGCCGCGATGGCCATGGTTCAGGCCCAGCCCGTTGCCCCTTCACCGCCGGCACCCGTTCCCCCCAAAGACCAAGCCCGAGCCAAGATCGACGCACTTCCGATCAGTCAGCCCGTGCCCGGTGTCGGTGGACTCAGGAGCGGTGAGAACCCAGGTCTCGAACTCCCCAATTTCCACCAGATGGTGAAAGACGGCAAGACCGATGAGGACATCATCGCCAGCCTGAGTTAACCGCCTGGTGGGCACCAACCTGAAAGTGCCAACCATGTCCACCACCAGCATCCCCAGCGGTTCGCCGCTGGCAAACAAGCAATACTCCAAGGCCCTCGCGGCCATGGCGGTGCGTCAACCGACGCCCCTGAAGATGCTCATGGGCCCGATGTCGTCCGAAGACTCGGCCATGCGCAAACTGCGCCAGCAGACCACCAACGACATGCCGATCGTGCGCGTCGACGAGCTCTCCAAGGGCCCGGGTGACGTGGTGCAGGTCGACTGCGTGCACGTCATCAAGCTGCGTGCCGTCATGGGCGACACCAACGCCGAAGGCCGCGGTGCTGCTCTGAAATGGTCCTCGCAGGACATCAAGATCGACATGGCCACACTCCCCGTGTCGGCCGGCGGCAAGATGACCCAGCAGCGCACCCCGCACTCGATGCGCGCCACGGCGCTGGCCCAGCTGAAGGGCGGCATGCCGCGTTTCCGTTGGCAGCGTGTGCAGGCCGCACTGGCCGGCGCGCGCGGCGTGCAGGACGGCAACGACTGGATCCTGCCGCTGCAAAGCGACCCCGAGTTCACCGACATGATGGTCAACCCGATCAAGGCCCCGACGTACAACCGTCACTGGGTCGCATCGGGCGCCACGCTGGTTCAGGGCGGCCTGCAGCTCGGTTCGCTGCTGACCACCGACACCCTGAAGCTGTCGATGCTCGACGAGTGGGCTGCCATCTGGTCCGAGATGAGCACCAAGATGTCCCCGATCATGATTCCCGGCGACCCCGCTGCCGGCGATGACCCGATCAAAGGCATCCTGTTCATCGACGATCTGGCGTGGGACGCGATCATGACGGACACGACTGCGAACAACAACATTCGCACGTTCGAGACCAACGCCATGAAGCGCGCCAACTATGGCGACCTGAAGGCTCACCCGCTGTTCAGCGGCTCCCCGATCCTCTGGAACGGTGTGCTGATGCGCAAGATGAGCTCGGCCATCCGGTTCAACGCCGGTGACGCCGTGGCCTACATCCCGGTGGCCAACCGCCTGACCGCGGTCGAAGCCAACGTGACCGTCGCGGCGGCATTGAGCACCACCCACCAGGTGGCTCGCTCGATCTTCCTCGGCGCACAGGCCCTCGGCTTCGCCTCCGGTGCCAACCAGTCCAGCGAGGAGACCTACTCCCTGCTGGAAAACCGGACGAACTTCCAGCGCAATCTGGAATTCGCGGGCGAAATCATCGGCGCCGAGCAAAAGCTGCGCTGGTCCCTCCCGAATGCGAACGGCGACCTCGAGCCGACCGACTTCGGTGTGGCCATCATCGACTCCGTGGTCCGTCGCCGGAACACGTAATCGGCGAGTGACCTGGCCGGGCCTTCGGGCCTGGCTGTCCCCCTCACAACCAAGGAAACATCACCATGGCATCCCTCAAAGGCCAAAAGGCCAATTCCCCCCAGCCGATGCGTGTCGACGGTACCGCCGTCGCCATCATCGACAAGGCCGTGTTCGGTCTGCCGGCGACCGCGCCTGGCGCACTGGGCACCCCGGCCGCGGCCGACACCATCGACTTCCGCGTTCCTGCGGGTGCACAAGTCAGCGCGCTGGCCTTCCAGCTCGACGACATGGACACCGGCGCCGCGTTCGTCTTCGGTGTGGGCTACCGCGCGGTCGACACCAGCTCGGCACTCGCCGCCAGCTCGACCTACTTCGCTGCCGCCGGTCAAACGACCGGCCAGGCGGGTGGCCGGCTGACGTGCGCGTTCAAGCCGATCACGTTCCAAGAGGACGTGTTCATCCAGATGGTTGTCGGTACCGCCCCTGCGGGCATCGCCGCAAACCCGGAAATCTGGATGATCTGCGACGTGAACCAGAACGGCCCGAAGTAAGCTGAAGGGCCAGGGGGCGGCTTGCGGCGCCGCCCCCACCTTCGTTCAACACCAACAGGAGCAGAGACATGGCTGAAGAAGTACGGTTCAACGACGAAATGGTGCGCGTGCGGCTGGTCTGCGATCGCGCCGAGAAAAACGACTGCCGGGCCTACACCAAGACCGTGTGGCGCGGCCAAGGTGACATCCAGCTCTACCCGAAACGCCTGTGGCCCAAGCTGGCGCCCCACCCGGACGTGTGGGAGCTGCTGCCGAGCGCCGAGGACGAGGCGATCGCCGCCAAGCAGCGCCTGGCCGATGCCGCCGCCGCGCTGAAGAAGGCGCAGGACGATGCCGAGGCCGCCGAGCGCGAAGTGCAGGCCGAAGCGCAGCGCCGCGCCGACCTCGACGCCCTGATGGCCGAAAAGCGCCTGGCCACCGAGAAGCAGGAAGCCGCCGGGACCAACACCGACGTGGTGACCGCCACCCCGACGCAGGCCGCGCTCGAGCCGCTGACCGAGCTGACCGTGGACGAGCTCAACGCCATGCCCGACGAAGACCTGAAGGCGCTGGCCGAGCGCCGCGACTACGGGCTGCACCCGCGGCTGAATTCGGTCAACCTGCGGGCACGCTTCATCGAAGCCCAAGACGCCCAGTTCGAGGCGCTGGCCGCTGACAAGCCTGCGAGCACCTGATGGGCACGCTGGTCGCCTCGGCGCTGATCGTCAACTACCGGCGCATCCTGCTGGACCCCTCACCGGGGGTCACGTGGCTCGATGCGGCGCTTCTGTCGATGATGAACCAGGCCCAGCGCGCCATCGTGCTGCTCAAGCACGAGGCCTACACCATCCTCGGCCCGATCGACCTGGTGGCCGGCACGCACCAGGCCATTCCAGCGGGTGGCGTGGCCATCCTTGACCTGTTCGAGAACGTCGCCAACAACCGCGCCCCCACGCAAGTGGAGCGCGCGCTGCTCGACGCCTCGAACCGCTTCTGGCCAGCAGCCACGGCTGAGGCCAACGTGCAGGAGTGGACCGCAGACCCGCGCGACCCGACACGCTTTCGTGTCTCGCCGCCCAACACCGGCGGCGCGGGCGCCATCCGGGCGCTGTATGCAATGACCCCGCCAGCCATCGCGGCCGTGGGCAGCGTCATCACGCTCGACGACATCTACGAGATGCCGATTCAGTCCTTCGTGCTGGCCCGCGCCTACGGTGAGAACAGCACCCGGCAGGACCTTGGCAAGAGCGCTGCCTACGACACCGACTGGAAGCAGCTGATCGGCGCCAAAACCCAGTCGCAGGTCTCGACGGCCCAGAAATCAGCCACCCCAGGAGGCGCGTGACATGGCGCAGGTACAGGTCATCGACATCATTCAGGCGGTGGCACAGGTTTGCCAGGCCTGCCCCACGACCGTGCTGGTGCGCGCCTACATCGAGGCCGCGCGCGAGTTCTGCGCCGGATCGCGCTGGCTGAAGGCCACGATCGCCGGCAGCACGATCGCCCCAGTCATCACCCCGTACACCACCGGCACCGTGACCGTGACCAACGGCAGCGCCAACGTGGTCGGGGCCGGCACAACTTGGCTGACGCAGCTCGCGGCCGGCGACGTGTTCACAGGGCCGAACGGCGTGGCCTACACGGTGCTCAACGTCACAACCGACACCGCGTTGGCGCTCACGGCCGTTTACGGCGGCCCGACGCTTGCCGGCCAGGCGTACAGCGTGGCCAGGAACAGGTACACCCGGCTCTACAGCTTGGGCAGCGATACCTACAACGAAATCATCGGTATCTCGGCCATCGACATCACCGAGAGCGCCGACAAAATCAACGGCCTGACCGAGGCCAAGTCCAGCGAGTGGGACCAGACCGACGCGGCCGAGCTGCCCGAGTGGTACCAGTACGTGCCCGAAGGACAGTTCGTGGTGCACCCGAAGCCGAATGCGGCCTACCCGCTGAGCGTGGGCGTGATCCTTCAGCCCAAGCTGACCGCGAACAGCCTCGATGACAGCCTGCTGGTGCAGTGGAAGAAGGCGCTCGACGGCGGCGCGCTGGCCTACCTGCTGACCCTGCCGGGCTACAAGTGGACCAGCGGCGTGCAGGCCGAGAAGTACCGCCTGCTGTTCAAAGCCGACATCGCCAGCGCGGACATGGCCCAGCAAAGCGGCTACAACGCCGGCGCACTGGCCACCAACCGCAACGGGCCGCGCTCCGCGCGCACGCGCTCGAAGATTCTGGCCATCTGACCATGAGCCAGATTTCGCCCAAACTTCGGCAGGCCACGGATGGCATGCTGATCTTCTGGTGCCCAGGATGTGACGGTGCCCACGGCATCCCGACCGGCGCCGGTGGTGGTGCGCGTTGGAGCTACAACGGCAACGCCGACAAGCCGACATTCACACCGTCGGTGCTTGTTCGCAGCGAGACGTGGGAGCCGCCCGTCACGCACGAGAACCATGACGACTGGAAGAAAGCCCCGTGGCCGCAGAAAAAGGTCGCAACGGTGTGTCACTCGTTTGTGACCGATGGCCGCATCCAGTTCCTCGGCGACTGCACGCACGTGCTGGCTGGGCAGACTGTTGAATTGCCGGACTGGCATACCGCAAGCGAGGGCTTCTGACTATGAGCGTTGAAACCTCCTTCGCCATCGGTGCCGTGCAGGGCCACGTGCCGGCCGCGCCTGGCCAGATGCCCCAGTACATCCAGTTCCGCCTGAACGGCGTGGACATCGGCGGCCCGACCGTCAGCGTGGTCGACTTCGTGGGCGCCAGCTTCGTGGTCACGCGCGGCACCGGTGCGGACGTGAACAAGCTCACCGTGAGCCTGGGATGACCTTCGGCATCACCGCCGGCACGCCGAGCACCAGCGGCTTTGCCAGTGGGGCGCCAGCACCAGCACCAGCACCCGGTTTCGGGTTGATCGCAGCCATCAGCGCCGCGCCAGGCTTCGCCCTCAACGCCACCACGCCGACGCCGCCGGGGTTCAGCACCACCGGCAAGCTGCTCGAATCTTCGCGCCAGGCCTTCAACGAGTTCATCCAGTGGCGTTTCGGCGGTGTCGACCTTGGCGCCCCGACCGTGCAGATCATCGACCTGACCGGCCCGCCCGACGTGCTTGAGGTCACTCGTGGCGTGGGCGAGAACGCCCACGTGCTCACGGTCCGGGTGACACGCCAGTTCCTGTACTTCACGAGTTGGCTGTTCCCGGTCGACGTGACCGAAGAAGTCGGCCTGTCTCTGGCGCCCTTCATGGGTTCGCTGATCTACTGGCCGATCGAGTACGTGGACATCGTGAGCTGCATTCCGCTGTCTGGCACGCTCACATTGGCGCTTCAGCAGTACACGTTCCAACTGACGGAGCCGGTCGACGTGGTGAGCCTGCGCCCGCAATCTGGCACGCTGGTCGTGATCCTGAATTCCTACACGCTACAGCTCACCGAGCCTGTGGATGTGGTTAGCCTATACCCGCTCAGTGGCACGCTGGTCGTGATACTCGTTTCCTACACCTTCCAGCTCACCGAGCCGGTTGACGTCGTGAGTTTGATTCCACTTTCGGGGACCTTGGTATGAAAAACTATCCTGCATTCGGGCTGGCGAAGCTCAACAAGCTGATTCGCGTGCCGATCGAGCTGGGAGGCGAGTTTCAGCTGCGGCGGCTGGACGGGGTAACCCGAGAGGTCATCGAGGAAACACCTTGGACCCACAACCTGGTGCTCGACATCGGCCTGGACCGCTTCGGGTCGGGTTTGACGCACTGCTCGCACTGCCGCATCGGCACCGGCACCGCTGCGCCGGCCAACGGCGACACCGCGCTGCAAAGCCAGTCGGCCAGCACGTCAAATGCCCTGACCAACAGCGGGTCGAACGCGGGCGCATCCACCTACGCCTCGACGACAACCACGGTCTGGGAGTTCGCTCTGGGCGCCGTGGTCGGCAACATGGCCGAGGTCGGTGTTGGCTGGTCGGCCTCGACGGCCTCGACGCTGTTCAGCCGCGCCCGAATCAACGATGCCGGCGGCTCGCCGACCACCATCACCGTGCTGGTGACCGAAATCCTGCAAGTGAGTTACCGCTTCACGATCTACCCGCAGGTCACCGACGTGACGGGCAACGTGACCATCAGCGGCAACGTGCACGCCTACACCAGCCGCTGCTACAACGCCGCCAATTTAATCCAGGTGAGTGCAAACGGTGTTTTCTTGGTAGGCACTTTGAACGTGATTGCCACGAACGGCACCATCAACGGAATTACAAGTTCTGGCGCATCAGGTACTCAGGCCACGATAACTGGCGGTGCTTTGCAAGCCTACACAAACGGCAACTACTACAGAGATTTCACGGTGAGTGCGAACATCTCACAGGGAAACCTATCTGGTGGAATTCAAAGCATGAACATATTGATGAATGGCGCCATAACTTCAACTCAGATAGGATTTGTCCCGAATATTCTGAAAGACGGCACCAACGTGCTGAACCTCACCTTTCGCTACACCTGGGCGCGTCACTGATGGCACTGCGGGGCATCATCGACCCGGCACTGCCGAGCATCCTGCTGTCGCCGGACCTGCTGGAATCCGACCCGATGGTGTCGCTCGAGCGCGGCGGCATCGCGTTGAACGACCCCAGCCAAGGCCTCGACTATCAAGACTGGCGCTGCTACATCGAGGGCGGCGTGGTCAAGGTCACGCCGGTGCTCGGCGGCACCGTCACGTCGGTTTTCACGCCCACCGGCGTGGTCACGTCGCTGTCGCTGGCCTTCGACACCAACATGGCGGTCACCATCGCCTACGTGGAGGACGGCCTGGTCAAGCTGCGCTGGTTCAACACCACGCTGCCAGGCATCCAGACCGACACGATTGCCGGTGCCACGGGCTGCAAGTGCGGCACCGACGAGAAGCGCCGCGACCTCGAAGGCCTGTCTGACGTGATCTTCGCGTACCTGTGGGCCGGCAACCTCTACTACCGCCAGCAGCGCGATCGGTACCTTGTCGAATACCTTGTGGGCGCGGTGCCGGGGTCCTTTAAGCTGCGCAGGGTCGGCAAGAACGTGGGCAACCGCTTCCAATTTGAGCTCAGCACATGAAACTCGACATCCAATCCTTCCGCGGCGAGGCGCCCCGCGTCACACCGCGGGCCCTGCCAACCGAGATGGCGCAGGAGGCGACCAACTGCCGCATGGAGACCGGCGACCTGACGGCTTTCCGGCAGTTCGTGAGCGAGAAGACCCTGGCGGCAGCCGCGTCGACGATCTACAAGCTGAACGGGTCATGGCTGTCGTGGAACGCGCAGGTCGACGTGGCTCGAGGCCTGATCCCGGGTGACACCAACTTCTTCACCTTCCTGACCAGCCCCGGGCTGTACGCCACGCCGCGCTACACCACGTTCGGCCTGGCCACCACCGGCGCTGAGCCCTACCCGGTGGCCACGCGGCCCCTCGGCATGCCCGCACCGACGTTGGCGCCCACGCTGGTGGCCGGCGTGGATCCGACGCCCACCACCTTCAGCGTGGACATCACCGACTCAGGCGACCAGCTCGCCACGGCCTGGACCACTTCGCTGGTGGCCAGCGGCTCGAACTTCGGCAGCAACGTCACGCAGGACGTCGTGGTCGGCAACACCCAGCCGAGCTACAAGCTCAGTTTCTACAACAACAACAACGACAAGCCCTGCTACGCCTACCGCAACTTCGGCGTGGCCAAGGCCGCCGTGGTGCAGATGGAGCTCGACACCTACATGACCTCGGCGGGCGGTCAGTACCAGTCGCGCGTGCGCATCGCCAACGATGCAGACGGCGCCGGTATCAACGCGCAGGTCCATTTCCCCCTTGGCACCGGCGGCGGCGCCTACCTGGCCATCTGCAATGTGGCCAACTGGGCCGACGCCGGCACCGGGCTCGACCAGGTGGCGATTGCGCCGCTGACCATGGCCACGTGGTACCGCATCAAGATCGTGCTCACGGCCAACTCCGACTTCAGTACCAAGATCGTGGCCACGCTGGCGCTGGCATCGACCCCCACGGTCATCATCGCCACAGTCGAACACACGGTCCCGGACCTGATCCTCGGTGACTACTGCGGCTTCAACGCCGTGGCGGCCGACCTTGGCAGCGGCCAGCAGACCAACTTCGACAACATCCACGTGACCGCCAGCGGCTCGACCGGCTTCGTGGCCGTCAACACCGCCACCAGCTACGTCTACACCTTCATCAACGACAACGTGGGCGGCGCCGGCATCATCTGGGAGTCGGCACCCAGCCCGGCCAGCGCCACGGTGCTGCGCCCCGACGGCATCGCGGTGACAGTGACCACCGCCACCACCCACGCCTTCGATGCCCTGTACGGCATCAACAAGAAGCGCATCTACCGCGCGGTGAGCGGTGCCACCGGCGACATCTTCCTGCTGGTGGACACCATCGACCTGGCCACGGCCGACTACGTGGACGTGCTCGATGACAGCGTTATTTCCACGCCAGGCACGCCCCTCGAGTCCGAAGACTGGGACCTGCCGCACCCCGAGATGCAGGGAATCATCGCCCTGCCGAACAACTGCATGGCTGGCTTCTTCCGCAACCAGCTCTGCCTCTCCGCTTCTGGCCACCCGCACGGCTGGCCGGTGCTGTACCGCCTGACGACCGACACCGACATCGTGGCGATCGCCAACATCGACAACACCATCGTCATCGGCACCAAGAGCTTCGTCTACGTGGCTACGGGCAACGACCCGAGCAGCTACAGCATGAGCAAGCCCGGCGAGGCCCAGGCCTGCGTGTCCAAGCTCAGCATGAAGTTCCTCGACGGCATCGGCGTGTGCTTCGCCTCTCCCGACGGGTATCAGGTCTGCGCCGGCAGCGCGGGCAACGTGGCCAACGCCACCGCGAAGATTTTCACGAAAGAGCAGTGGGAGGCCCTGACGCCTTCGACCATCAAGGCCGCGGTGTACGACAAGACGCTGTACTTCTGGGCCACCGGGCCGGAACCCGACCGGGGCTACCTGCTGGACACCAAGCCCGACGGCGCCGGGCTGGTTCGCCTGTCGCACCACGCCACCGCGGTGCACGTCGACCCGCTGACCGACGCCATGTTCATGATCCTGTCGTCGAACAGCGAGCCCACCGACGCCTCTCTGCCGCTGGGCAGCACCGCGGTGAGCGCCAGCACCACGGTCATCTACCAGTGGGACGCGCACGCGACCAACAAGATCGTCTACCGTTGGAAGGGCCGGCTGAACCTGATGCCCTACGAGACCACCATGCACTTCGGCCGCGTGCGGGCGCAGGACTACACCAACCTGCTGGCCCGGGTGTATGGCGATGGCGCGGAAATCTTCGAGAAGGTGGCTGTCTCGGCGCTGGCCTACCGGGTCCCCGGCACCCGGACGTACAACGAGTACGAGCAGGAGCTGATGGGCACAAGCCGCGTGCGCACCTACCAGCTCGCGCAGGACCCGATGGAGTTCAGCTGATGGCCCTCAACGGCAAACCAGCCATTCCAACCCCGCGCGGGCTGGATGCGAAGGTCATCGAGCAGGCCGTCAACAACATCCGCGAGCGCTTGGCGAAGGCCGACGCCGAAATCAACGCGCTGCGCGGCCTGGCTGAAGGCAGCACGTCGGCGCAGGCGATTGCCCAGCTGCAGCGCCAGATCGCGCAGATCACTCAGCAGATCAACGTCATCAGCGCCGGGTCTTCCGGGGTGACGTTCAACGAGTTCACCATGGACCTTGGCGCTGGGCGCAGCTCCGGCAGCTTTGACCTGGCCATCTTCACCGGCTTGACGGTCGGCAAGGTCGTGCAGGTCATCCAGACCGCCAGCCCGATCGCCGCCAAAGGTGACGCCCGCGACGAGGCCGAGATGGACAGCATCATCGCCGTCGGCTACGTGCACAGCCCCACCACCATCCGCGTCTTCTGGCGTGCAACGGGTGTCGTGGTCGGTCCCTACAACTTCGCCTACCTTGTGAGTGCCTGATGTCCACCATCAACGACCCAACCACCCCCGCCAACATCCAGCGTGTCGGCCCCGTCGACACCGCGGCCGCGCAGATGCCGGCGCACGTGTCCCTGCGACCAGTCGCCCACGGCGTGCTGGGCCACTACTCGGCATCGCTGCGCATCGCGTCGACCGCCGTGCAGGTCGCAAACGCCCGCATCCTGGCGCTGCGCAACACGCACGCGAGCAACCTGCTGGTGCTCACCGGCCTGCGGCTTAGAGCCTTGCAGACCGCGGCCGGCACCGCGCAGGAGAACGCGCTGGACGTCTACAAGGCAACCAGCTTCACCGTCATCGACACCACGAACACGATCACGCCCACGGTCTCGAAGCGCCGCGCGGGCATGGCCAACGCCCCCGGCAACGCCGAAATCCGCGCCTTGAGTCCCAACGTGGCCGGCATGACCGGCGGCACCCTGACGAAGGACTCCCTGCCCTTCGCCAGCCTGCCCTACAACGTCGCGGCGGCCATCGGCTCGAGCATGTGGGGGCCGATCGAGGCTGCCGAGGACGCCGGCTCGGTGCATCCCTTCGTCTTCGCCCAGAACGAGGGCCTTGTGGTCGAAAACCGCACGCTCAACGTCACCAGCTACGGCATCACGTGGTATCTGGACCTGAGCTGGGCCGAGGTTTCGGCCTTCTGACCATGATCGCCGGCACCAGCTTCGAGTTGACCGAGTTCGGCGCAGTGTGGAGCGCCGTGCGAGACCGCGCCAAGGCCTGGATCCCCGCCGAGAGCATCGCGCAGGCGCTGGTGGACGATCAAGGGGACGCCGCGGCGTGCCTGATGAACGAAGACGGCCTTGTCGTGGTGAACCTCGAAGGCCGAGGCGATGGGACAATGCGGGCATTCGTGCTGATCGCGGTATCAACCGGCCGGCCAGGTGCTTTCCACCGGCAAGAGCGGGCCATGCTGACGATTGCGCGAGACCTCGGCGCGGTCGAACTGGCTTTCAGGTCCGATCGGCCGGGCTGGCTGCGTGTGCTGGGACCCGAGTGGTCGTGCGACTTCGATCTTTTCTACAGGAGCGTTCCATGAGCAAGTCTTCAGGGCAGGTCAAGGAGACCGAGGCGCAGCGCGCCATGGCCCAAGTGGGCGCGCAGCAGGTCGCCAGCTGGAAAAAGCGCTGGGCGCCGCGCCTGACGGCCTTCGCAGCCGACACCGAGAAAGCCGGGCTGGCCGATTCAGCCGAGCGCCGGCACGCGACCGCGCTGGCGGGCACCGACGCCTCCGCGCAGTTCGGCCTGGCCAACCAGAAGGCGCTGGTCGCGGCTTCGAACAACGGCACGGTCGGATCCTCGCGCCAGAAGCTGGCCCTCACCGGCATGGCCAACGACCAGGCTACGTCAACCGCCTTCGGGTCCGTGTCAGCCGACCAGGCCGTCGACGACTCGACCGTGCAAGGCCTCCAAGCCGTCACGTCGATCGCGCGCGGCGAGAAGGCCGACACCATCAACGCCATGGGCCGCAACGCCGCCATCAGCGGCCAGCAGGCGGCGGCTGACGCGCAGCAGTCTCTTGACGCGCGCATCGGTGAGGCTGGACTGGCTACCAAGATCATCGGCACTAGCGCTGGCATGTGGTACGACCAGCAAAAAGAGGACGAGCGTGACCTGCGTTCTGGTGTTCGTGGCCAGCGCGGCTACGGTTGAAAGGAGTGACCCATGTCGAACTTTCTCGATGACGAACCGCTGGACAAGCCCCGCCGCAAACTGATCGGCCTGAAGTTCGGGGGTCGCGGCAAGAAGCAGGACACCTACGCCGCCGACACCTTCGCGCGGCTCACGCGCGAGAACTGGTACACCTACCTGAACGAGCTGGGCGTGCCGCAGGAGAACAAGCTGCTCGAATACGCCACCAGCCCCACCGTGGTGGCCAACGCGATGACCGAGGCCAGCGAGGACGTGAACCAGAGCTTCGACCGCATGGCCGGCGTGACCGACCAGCGCATCCGTAGCCTGGGCCTGACCCTGAACGCCGACGAGCAGCAGGCCGTGACGCGCTCGACCGGCCTGGCGCGCAGCTTGGCCGACGTCGGCGCCCAGAACCGCGTGCGCGACATGACCCGGGCGCGCCAGCAGTCGATCCTCGGCAACCCCGCACCTGACATCGGAGCACTCAAACCATGAGCACCGGCACCTACGGCCTGGCAACGGGCGTGCGCAACAGCGCAAACGGCGGCGAGACCATCTTCGGGCTCAGCTCGGCGCAGAAGCGCACCGGCATGCAGCTGCTCGGCAATGCAGCAGAGGAAGAAACCCGGCGCAACATCAAGAACGACCAGCTCGAGCAGGAGCGCAAGGCCGGCAACAGCCAACTCGGCTCGACGGTCGGTAGCGCGGCCGGCATGGCCATCGGCGCCTCCTACGGCTCAGCCGGCGGCCCGTGGGGTGCCTTGATCGGCGGCGCGATCGGCGCGATCGCCGGACACTACTTCTAAGGAGCGGCACCATGGCCCGATCAGTGGGTGAAGCGGCAGCAGTCGGCCTCGAATCTGGCTTCCGGCTCGGTCTGGACGTGACCCAGCAGCGCCGGAACAACGAGCGGCAGGATCGCATGGACCAGCAGGCCGAGCAGGAGCGCCAGCGCCAGATCGAGCGGCAGGCCGACTCCGACCAGCTGGCGGCCCTCGGCGAACAGGAGAAGATGCACGCCACCGAGGCACAGGGCCTGGCCAACAGCACAACCCCGGTCGACGAGGCCACGCAGCGCGCGTTCGCCGAGCGCGGCCTGGCGCTGCGCAACGCCAAGTCGGACATCCTGCGGCGCCGCGGCGGCATCGACATCGAGGGCGCCAAGAAGCAGGGCAAGGTCGACCTCGACAAGATCATGCAGGCCGGCAGCGCGGCCGACGTGTCGGGCGAGCAACTGGCGCGTGCCATCACCACCCAGACCGGCCGCGCGCACACGCGCTACCTGCGCGGGCCGCAGGGCGAGCCTTCCGAGGTCGAACAGCAGGGCATGGCCGTCATTCAGGGCATCGAGTCCGGTGACCCGTCCAAGGCGCTGCCGGGCCTGAACTACCTCTACCAGCCGCAGATGCTCAAGGGCGTGGGCGAGAAAAGCCCGCACGGCGGCACCATCGTGCACAAGGAAATCGTGGACCTGATCCCCGACCCGCGCAGCACGCCCGAGGATCCGCGCTTCATCCCGACCATCCGGGTGTACGTGCGCCAGGACGGCCGCGGCCACGGCAACGAGGGCCGCCAGGGAGCCACGGCGCACTACGACGCCCCGATGACCAAGGACCGCAGCAGCTCGCCAGACGCCGAAGTGCAGTCGATCGGCATGACCGAGGCCATGGACTACATCGGCCAGAACATGCAGATTGCCGAGCTGCTGAACCAGCCCGAGGCGCAGGCCAAGCTGCAAGAGCCCAGCGCCAGCGGCTGGGATTCCAGCATCTACGAGCAGGAACTGGCGCGCGCCGGTGTGCGCAAGCCCGAGAAGAAGGTAACCCAGACCGTGCTCCCGGCCGGCGCCTCGCTGATCACCAGCACCACCGACAAGAAGGGCAACATCACCACCACCACCACGCAGGGCAACCCGAAGCCCGAGCCGGTCAACAAGCAGGCCGAGCTCCTGCAGGCCAAGCTGGACGCGGTGGACGAGGACGAA